CACAACCTGGCGTTTGATTGGCATGTTGTGGACGCGGCTCTGGCTCAGGCCGGCGATGAGTTGGCCCAGAAAGTCTGGCTCGGCCTGCTCGCCAGTAATCGCCTGTTCGACAGCATGCTGGCCGACATGCTGGTCCGCCTGGCTGCCGATGGGCGATCACAGTTGTACCCACGGAATTTGGCCCAACTCTCCAAAGAGTTTGCGGCCATGCGAGTGGACAAGGAAGATAAGGTCCGCAAAGAGTTCGCGTCGATTGTGGGTCAGGATTGGAATACGGTAGACCCAGCCTTTTTCCGATATGCGGTTCTGGACACAGTTTCGCTGTATCAGGTGGCCCGCGCTCTGAAACACGAACTGTTAGTTCAGGCTCGGGGCGTTGAGAAGGGCTGGGGGCCTCTCACTTTGGCCCTGCAAACCAGGGCGGCAGTGGTGTTGGCCGAGATCGGCCGTAATGGCATGGCTGTGGATCAGGCCCTGGTGGCTCAGACCCGCAAGCGGTTGGAGGGTGAGTTGCTGGAGTCAGTGAACTGGCTTCATAACAGCTACCCCAACCTGTTTCACAGCTATCGTGTAAGTCGGGCCGGACAGTTTGCGGCCGGCGATTTGAAGCTGAATGCCGGCACTGGCGTTCCGAAAATGGACCTGAAGGTTCTGCGGGAAGTCTTGTCCGCCCAGGCAATAGCTGAGGACGCAGACACCAGCCGACTGCCGCGAACCGCAAAGACTGGTGAGATTCAGACGGGCCTGGATGTGTGGCGAGAGCTGTTGCCACACAACGAATTTGTGCTGCGCTGGGCCAAACTAGCTGAGACGGCCAAACTGCTGCAATTTCTGGTCAAACTGACCGCGAGTGCTGTCCACCCTCGCTATTCGGTGCTGACACGAACGGGCCGGACCTCGGCGACAGAGCCCAATATTCAGCAAATGCCTCGGGAGCCCTGGTTCAGAGAACTGTTTGTGGCCCGGCCGGGTCACAAACTGGTGATCGCCGACTACGCCGCCATTGAACTGCGGACCCTGGCGGCTATTTTGGTGGATCGCTTCGGCCGCTCTGTTCTGGCCGAGGTTATTAAGGACGGCCGCGATCCGCACGCCTATACGGCGGCTCTGATGGAAGGGGTATCCTACGAGGACTTTCTGGTCTGGAAAAAAGGGACTGCGGAACAGCAGGCTCGTTTCAAGGCCAGTCGGCAAGCCGCCAAGGCTATCAATTTTGGCGTGCCGGGAGGACTGGGTGCCGCCAAGCTGGCGGTTTACGCCAAGCTGAACTACGGGGTCGTTCTGAGCCCGGAGCAGGCCGAGGTCTTCCGCCGGCGGCTGATTACCGAAATTTACCCGGAAATCGGGCAGTATTTGGACGAAGACTTCCTGTCGGTTCTGGCCGGCAATCTGCGTTGTGACCGTGAAGACCTGGCCGAGGCCCTGTGGAATGCCACTGGCCTGAAAGCGGCCCCACATATGACCGCCAACCTCATGGCCACAATTGTGGACCGGGTTTACTCTGGCCACCCCAAGGCCGCTGGCTACAATGAGGCTTTTCTCCGACGTGTTTGGGCTGTCTTGAAGACGTTGAACCGCAATCCCCAGGCCATCCGCGATCTCGATGAATGCCGGGCCGGCCCCAGACTCGGCACACTACTTTCGGGCCGGGAAGTCTGGACCCTGACGGGCCGGCTGCGGACTGGATGCCGGTTCACCGAAAGCCGCAATACTCCCTTCCAGGCGCTCGCCGCCGATGGAGCCAAGAATGCTCTGTGGCAGCTTTGGCTCCGTGGTTACAAAATTGTGGCGTTCATTCACGATGAAATCGTGGTTGAGGTGCCCAGTCCGCACGCGGAGGTCGAGAAAGATAGGGTGGTCCGGGTCATGGTAGAGGCGATGGAGGAGGTACTGGGCCACGGCATTCCGGTGGAGGTGGAGGCCCATATCGCCGAGAGGTGGACCAAGTGAGTGACTACCCCCTGTTAAGCCCCTGTGAGTGCCACTGCATGGGCTGGGAAAAGTGTTTGCACTGTGCCCAAAGAGACTACTGGGAGGACGATTGGATGGGTGAATACGCTGCTCCGTACACAACCAAGGTGGAGGGAGAGCCCCAGGTTTTCCAGACTGGGGCCATGCGTAACAGGAAGAGGGGGAAAGGGCGTTTCGACCTGCTTCCCTTTGAGCCGCTGCTGCGGCTCGCCCAATTGTACGAGCGGGGAGCCGAAATATACGGCGCGAGGAACTGGGAAAAGGGTGTCCCAATTTCCAACTGCTTTGATTCGGCGTGCCGTCACTTGCACCAGGCCATGCATGGCCTGGAGGACGAAGATCACCTGGCGGCGGTGGTCTTCAATATTTTCTGCATCATTGCATTTCGCGAGCGAATCGCGGCCGGTGAACTGCCCCCGGAACTGGAGGACATGCCCCGGCGGGAGAAGAAAGAGAGTTAGTTGTGAAGTCTCTGATAGTGGTGGCGGCTGTGTTTGGAGCCGTCGCGATTGGCCTGCCGGATGCCACGGTGCCCAACACCGAAAATCCGGCCCAAAATACCGCTTCCATCGAATCCCAGGTGGTGGAAACCAGCGTACGGGTCGCTACGGACTGGGGCGTCGGGACGGGCACTGTTCTGAGGGTCGGCGATGAGATTCTGATTCTTACCGCCGGCCACGTGGTGTCTGAACTGGTGGAGGAGTGGAATGTCATTCGGATTGGGGAAACTGGGCCGGTGGAGGTGCCTGCCCGGAGGCCCAAGGCCAGTATTACGGCCCGCGACGGCCGCAACACGGTGGCAGTAGTGGTCTGGTACGCCGAGGAGCCTGACCTGGCCCTGCTGCGGCCGGACAGCGCTCGCGGTCTTAATCCTGCGAGGTTGGCCCAGAAAAAGGCTGATCTGGGCACCACTGTATGGGTTTGTGGGCAGGGCGATGGTTTGCCCTGGAACCTGACCCGTTCTTCCGTGAATCAGTATCGCGACGATGACCAAACTCTGGTAATCGGAGCGGCGGAAATTTGGTTTGGACACTCTGGCTCCGGTGTTTTCGCCCTGGAAAATGGCCAGTGGTCGCTTGTGGGCGTGGTGAGTCGAGCCTGGAATCACCCGGCCAAGAGCCCCCGAACACCTACTCTGTGTGAGGCGGGCGTGCTGGATTTTCTGAGGGAATACTCTGAGAAGGGGAAGAAGTGAGTCTGAAACTCTATATTGCTGGCCCGTATCACCTGCGGGCCATTCTTAGCCGGGTGGCCGACCTGTTTCGCCGGGCCAGTGTCGAGGTGGTGTCCTCCTGGCTGGAGGAAAAGGCCCCAGTCACCCCGGATTACAGCTTGCTCTCCGAGGACCAGCGGCGGGTCATGGGCGAGATTGCCCAGCGGGACGCGGCCGAACTTGAACAGGCCGATATGCTGCTGATTTTCCCTGACTCTCCGGCGGGCCACGCAATCAGCGACGGTCGGCGGGTGCCGCTGTACACGGCGGGCGGTGCGAGGCACACGGAACTGGGGATTGCTCTGTATCGGAAAATCCCAATTTTTCTGGTGGGGGAAAACGAGGCGGAACAGATCTTCCACTTTCACCCGCAGATTGTTAGGAGCAGCTTGCGGGCCGCGTTTACGGCGATCTTGCAGGTGGGCAATCTGCTGGCTGAATTGCCGGAGGAAATCGAGGTGGGTTCATGAGCCGGGACTATGCCGGGCCTCTGGGCGGTATCACAATTTGCCGCCCGGAGCCCTTTCTGTTCGCTCCGCAGTTGGGCCGGGATAGTCAGGGCTTGCGGCTATTGAGCGACCTTCATCTTGGGGCCAGTAACACAGACGAAGCCCTGATTACTCGGGAGTTGGAAGACGCCAGGTGTAAAAACGACCGAGTGATCCTGGGTGGAGACGTGTTTGATGCGATTTTTCCCGGGGACCGGCGATATCAGCCGCATCGCGTGGTGGAGGCCATTCGGCACCGAACCGACGCGGCTGATGCGGCGGTGGAATACGCCGCCCGGTTTCTTGGCCCGTATGCCGACTTAATTGATGTGGTCGGTTGCGGAAACCACGAATCGGCGGTCGAAGAGCGTCGTTCGGTCGATTTAATTCGGCAGTTGATTCGCCTCCTGAAAAGCTGGCGAAAGACCGATCGACCCTTACTTTACGGCGGCTACACGGCTTTTATTGAATACGCTTGGAAGCCGGTCGGCCGGCGTGGATCGGTCCCGCTGGAGCCCTGGAAAATCTGGTATCACCACGGTGCCGGCCGGGGCGGCTCGGCGGCTCTGAGCCTGGGAAAACTGGCTAAACAGTCGGTGGCCTTTGAAGCTGATCTGTACTGGTCGGGCCACACCCACGCGCGAGCGGCGGCGTCGGAGGTGAGGGTCACACTGCCGCGAAATGGCAACAGAATTCGGCTCAGGGACGTGCGGCTGCTGGTCACAGGCAGTTATTTGCTGGCCTATCCGGGTATTGATTCCTTGGAGGTGGAGGAGGCGGGCCGGCAGGGCAATTACGCCGCAGACTCAGGGCTGGTTCCGCACGGCCTCGGTGGTGCCAGGGTTGTCCTGAGTTGGGGTGATTGCCCCGAGAGTTTCGCGGTGAAAATCGAGCAGTGACTCTTGATTGGGGAGGGGGTTAAATCAGCATGACAGCGGAGGAGTTCTGGCAGGCTCTGGAGGAGACGGCCACAATTCCCGGTCGCCGGTTTAGGCTGCGGGGACGGTACTGGCGGCGGGAGGGCGACGGGCTCTGCCCGATCTGTGCCCTGTGTTTGGATTGTACCGGTGATCTGTACGACAACGCGTCCTATCCAGAGGCGGCGAGGCGGCTCGGGCTCTCTACCATGTTTGCCCATGAGGTCGCTCAGGCGGCAGATGGTCGTCCTTACGAGCGAGACTCCCTGAAAGATCTGACTGCGGTGCGTGAACGGTTGGAAAACATTTTCGCCCGGGAGGACCAAGAGCGTGACTGAGGAAGAGTTCTGGGCGGCACTGTCGGAAATCGCCGAGATCCCTGGAGGAGAGTTCGCCGAGGACGGCGAAGGCCTGATCCGCCGCTACTCTGATGGGATGTGTCCGATCTGCGCGGTCTGTTTCGCCCGGACGGGCCGTCGCTACGACAACCAGGCCTACGACCTGGCAGCCATTGATCTTGGCTTGCCACAAAACGTGACCTGTCGGGTGGCCAACGCGGCGGACAACTATTTGTTTCTGGATTCTATTCGGGAGACGCGGCAGCGGCTCCAAACTCTCGTCAAGAGGAGGTGTGAAGGTGGCTGGTTCACAGAATGAGGGCTCACAGAATGAGGGCTCACAGAATGAGGGCTCACAGAATGAGGTCAAATTGAATGTGGCCTCACAGGCTGATATTGCAGTCCTGGCCATGCCCGGGACGGTCCTGCTCCTGCATACACAGCCAAATACCGTGCTGGTGTTTGGCCCGGAGATGGCCGCTCGGCTGATTCTCCGGCTGTTCAAAGCGGTGTATCAGGCTCGCTATCCGGGGGACATCACTCGCGGTGGTGATAAATGCTGCGAGATGTATCTCGTCCTCTACGACATCGCCAAGGCACTGGAAATTCCCGAGGAAGAGGTTCGAGCTATGGATGGCGGTGAAGACCTGACCGAGGAGCAGCGGAGGGAAATCGAGGAGGCGGAGAGCGGGAGCGACGAGAACGACGAGAACGACGAGAACGACGAGGACGAGGACGACGAGGAGGACGAGGAATTTTTCTTGGAGGACGACGACGAGGAGGAACTGGGGGAGGACGAGGAGGAGGAAGAGGTCTGAAAGCCTCGGAAATCGGCTGAGAAACAGGGTTTCCGGCGCTTGCCGGAGCCCTGTTTCTCGGGGGGTTGACAGGACATTAGTGGAGATGCCGAGGGGGAGACTGTGACTGTCGAGGAGTTTTGGGCGACACTGGCCCGAATCAGGCATCTGTTCGTCAGCGGCGACCGGTTCGTCCGGGTAATTCGCACGGCGGATGCGTGTTATTGCCCGGTGATCGCTGTGTATCGGGAGTCCGGCGGTTCTCGGTGGCTCACGAACTGGGAAGCTATCGAGGCGGGCCTGGAACTCGGGCTGGAGCGACGCTTTGTCGAGGCGGTTGTGGAGGCCGCAGACGACTACCAGCTTAGGCCAGAGGCTCAGGCCGCTCGGGTGAAGCTGGAGGAGGTTCTGGGCCTGGGCCTGGCGAAGCGGCGAGAGCCGGCTGTGGCCAGGGAGTCTGAGGGGGTGAGCGCGTGAGCGAGGCGGTGCTGTGGGTTCTGCTGCTGCTGCCGGCCTTTGTGGCTGGGGCAGTGACCTACGCTGTGTTTCGCTGGGCTTTCGGTGCGGCCCAGCAATCTGCGAGCTCGCCCGAGGAGCCGGCGGACCCGGAGGAGCCCTGGGGAATACCGAATATTACCTGGGTGTTGCAGTGCCGGCCCGGTGAGGTGGTGCGAATCGGTCCTGGCCTGCGGATCTACCTCTGGGTGGATTCGGTTGATCGAGGGATCGCCCGGCTGGTGATCCGAGTTCCTTCGCGCTTCCCGGTGGAGAGGATGCCCCAGCCTCCGGCCGCTTGCCTGAGCCAACCGGCGGCTATCGAGGTTCCAAACAACTAACAAGGGTGTAACAGGCCACCAGGCCTGTTACGCTTCCCTACTCACAGCACTGTCACAGCTTTGTGACACTCTTCTCACAGCCTGTAACAATTTGGAGGGCCTGATTGTGGGCCACTCAATCGCTTCAGCGACCAAGCTTAAGGCCCAGGAGCGCCGCACTGCGATGCTGGAAGCTCGGCGCGAGGGCCTGACCTACGAGCAGATCGGCAAGCGTTTCGGTTGTAGCAAAACCCGAGCGCACGCGATAATCACCGAGGAATTTGCCCGCCTTCAGCGGCACCGCCTGGGAGCCGCTGAAGCCGCGTTGGCTCAGGAATTGAAGCGGCTTGACAAGCTGCTGGCAGTCCACTGGAAAAAGGCCGTGGACCGGCAGAATCCGAGCCTGGCGTCGGCCGAATTGGTGCTGAAAATCCACGATCGCAAGGCCAAGTTGCTGGGCCTCAACGCGCCACAGCAGCAGGAGTTGAAGGCCAAGATTGGGCCTCTCTCTGACTCCGAGGCCCTGGAACAGGCCCGGCGGCTGGGCCTGGAAATACCAGACGCGTCAATCCCCTTGCTGCCAGAGCCGGGAGCCGCGAGTGATGTCCCCAGTGACCCCAGTGGCCAGTAAAACGAAAAGAGCCGGGCTTTCACCCGGCTCTTTTCCTTCAGCGCTCGCTCGCTTCCTCTCACCGGAAGCGAATCACCACCAGTTCCCGTTTCCGTTCCGATCGGTCACGGTCGCTGTACTCCCGCTCACACAGGAGTACAGCGACCTCCGCGTCGCGGTACACCAGCTTCGCCCGGTGCAGGTCGCTAAAGAGCGACCCCCCGCCGTACACGGCCCATTCCTTACCGATCTCCGCACCGCGGAGATCGGTGAAAGAAATGTCCAGCTCGACTTCCTGCCGACAGGGCCGGCGGGCCCACAGCTGGAGAGCCACGGGCTCCTCGACCAGGCGGGTTTCCAGCTTGTCGGCCCGGGCCCCGGCCCTGTCCCGGATGTAGTCCAGCACCTCGGCCTCGGCCCTCTCCAGGTCGTCCCCGGTCTCCTCGCAGAACCGGCGGAGCGATTCCTCGTCAGGCTCGGCCAGACGCCCGGCCTCGGCCGTGGCGCGGTATGGCTCCGCCGAATCCCATGCGACTTCCAGCCCGTCGATGAAGCGGCTGGCCGCTTCACACACTTTTCCGCTCACTGTCGTACCTCCTATGTCCCGCCGGCCTCTGTGGAGGCCGGCGGGACAAGCCCAGAAACTCACACTCCGGCCGGAACCTGCTCCTCGGGCACGGCTTCAAGCTGTCGCCCATCGTGGGCGAGTTGATGGCCGAATTGATCGTTGATGGCCAGGCCAAAACGCTCGACATCACGCCGCTGCGCTTCGCTCGCTTTGACGAGAACGACCCGGTGAAAACTCCTTACGCCTACGGTGTGATGGGCTAACACTCCACGAGTCACAATGGTTGGCGAGCGCTGCTCGCTGACCTGGCCACTTGTTCTTCCCCTCCTAGGATGAATGGAATTTGTCCCTGGTTGCCGCGAACGGAGGGGAGACGTGACGGAAAAACCGGCCAAGCTGGCCCTGGAAGATGGCACGGTGTACACTGGCTGGAGCTTTGGGGCCGAGGGGGAAACCTGCGGCGAGGTTGTTTTCAATACCAGCATGACGGGTTATCAGGAGGTGCTCACCGATCCGTCCTACAAGGGACAGATCGTCACCATGACCTACCCCCTGATTGGCAATTACGGGGTCACGGTCGAGGATGGCGAGTCGGGCCGGCCCCAGGTCGAGGGCTTCGTCGTCCGCGAGGCCGCCCGGGTGCCCAGCAACTATCGCTCGCAGATGACCTGGCCCGAGTATCTTCAGTCCAATGTCGATGCCCGGGATCGAGGGCATCGACACCCGCGCCCTGGTTCGCAAGCTGCGGGTCCGGGGCAGCATGAATGGCGTGCTGTCCACGGTGGACCTCGACGACCTGTCGCTGGTCCGCAAGGCGCGCAGTTTCCCTTCCATCGTGGGTCGGGATCTGGTTCGCGAGGTCATCCCGGCCAGGAGCTTCACCTGGAATGTGGGTTTTTCCAGTCCCCTGGTGTCCTATCTGCCCGCGCATCCGCCGACGCACCACGTAGCGGTGCGGCTCAAGCTCGTCGCCCCGCATCAGGGAGCGGACCTTGACCCGGGTGTCGGCCTTCCAGACCTCGGCGTTCATGAAGCTCTTGGAGCGGCGGTCGGGGCTGGGGTTGGGGGTGTCCTTCGTCACGACGTAGCGGCCTGCCAGCAATGCCTTCATGGTAACCTCGCAGTAGTGGGATTGGTGGTCAACGAGAGAACCCCCGGCCTGGGCGGGCCGGGGGTAGGACGGGCTAGAAGCAGCCCTCTTCGGCGTTGGCGCAGATGTCGCACTGGTAGCCCTTCGCCTTGTCGGCCGGCGTGAGCATGTTCGGCCGCTTGCAGGTTGGGCAGGGCAGGTTGCGGGGGTTCCGCCGGGTGGCCCGCCGCAGGGCCGAGTTGCCGCCCGGGTTCTGGAACATCCGCCGCCGCTCCATCATCTCGTTGTGGTCGTCCATCTTGCCCTCGCAGGTTGGGGATTGGTTACACCTGCCTATATTATAGGTGTTAACTACCACCAGTCAATAGTAGCTAGAAAAAAATTTCAAAAAAATTGTTGCTGCCTGTCGGCCCCAGTTGGCAGGAGCCGACAGAGTGGAACTTAAGCAATCTGCCGCCCGCAGACCCACGCCTCGCTCGGCAAACCTGGGGCCGACAGTTCTAGACCGATTATCCGGCCGCGATCATACTCCCGGCGGACCTCCACCTCCGCCGGGTCGATGGCCAGTTCCTCAGCGTATTCCCGAATCAGGCCCAGTATCCGCTGCTCGGTCAGCAGTTTGGTCCTCGGTGGCATAACTAAATCCCTCTAGGAACCCGTCTAGCTCGATTTTGATCTCGGGCGACCCGAGACTCGGCTACGGGGCCTATCCCTCGCAGATCGGCCCCGTAGCGAAAAAGAAAGCTATTCCGGGAGACCCACGGCCGGTCCAGAAGTCGAATCGATGCCAGCCTTTTTCAGGGCCTCTTCCCAGGTAGTGCCAATGCCCGCGATCAGGCAGTGGGGGAAGGACCGAAACCGCTTCACTCCCACCCAGCACCGCTGGGTGGCATCCTTCCGGGTGAACACTACCGCAGTCGGCCCGAGGCTGGCTCGGGCCAATTTCAGGGCCTGTCGCTTCGTCACGACTCTGGCAGCAATTATAGACCCTAAATACCTACGGTCAAGTATAGCAGTGGAATTTTTTTCTGGAAAGTAACTCCCACCACCAACCCCGCGAGTGATGTCCCCCCATGACTGCCCCACTGACTGCCCCCTCCCCCGCCGATCTGGTCCAGAGTTTCCAGGCCGTGGCAGCCGCCGCCTCGAAAACTGGCCTTATTCCCTACCTCAAGTGTCTGCTCCTCGATTCCCGCCCCGAGCCTCGGCGTTTCGCCGAGGTGGCAAAGCCCTGGCAGTGGGAAGATGCCGCCAGGATTGCCCCGGCAATCGAGGCGGTGGCCGGGCTCTCCTCTGGCTACACCGGGCCTCGGTCCTTCTGGTTCACGAGAGCGCGGGGACACGACAAAACCAGCAGTTTGGCTCGGACCATCCTCTGGCTCCTGGCTTTCGGCCCCCGGCCAGCAGACTGCTACCACGCAGCGGCAGACGGCGACCAGGCGGCATTGCTCCATGAGGCCATGCTGGCCCTGGCGCGGCTAAACCCGTGGCTTGCAGAAAGACTGGATTTCCAGCGGAATCTGGTCACTGGTCCCGGGGGCCGGCTGCGGATTCTCACGGCCGACGCCCCAACGTCATACGGGCTTTCGGCCGACCTGATCACAATTGACGAGCTAACTTGGTGGAAAAAGCGCGATCTCTTCGACGCCCTGTTTTCGGGCAGGCAAAAGAGGCCCGGCAGCGTGGCCTGGATCATCACTAACGCCGGAATCCTAGGCTCCTGGCAAGACGAACTGCGCCAGGCCGTGAGAGGTGATCCAGACTGGTATCTGTGGGACGAGCCGCGTCGGCTACCAACTTGGATGAGTGAGGCGGACATCACTCGCGAACGCCGGCTTCTGGCGCGCGGGATTGCCAGGAGGGTCATCGATAACCACTGGATTTCGCCGGGCGAAGAGAGCAACTACCTCGCCGAGGCAGAAATTCTGGCCTGTGAATCGCTTGGTCGTGAACTGGGCCTCACGCGAGCCCTGAAAGCCCAGCCCGGAGTCGAGTATTTCGCCGGCGTGGACTACGGGCCTCGCCGCGATCGCACAGCACTGTCACTGCTGCACCTCGATTCACAGGAGAGGGTGATAATTGATATCCTGGACGTAATTCAGGGAAGCCCGGAAAATCCAGTGCCAATTGTGGTGGTGGAGCAGTGGATGGACCAAATTGCCCGAGAATTTAGGCCGCAATTTGTGGTTGACCCATTCCAGCTGGAAGGCACAATACAAAAGTATGCCGGCTACCACAAAATTGAGCGCTTTGAGGCACGCGGCGGTAAGAAGAATTACGAAATGGCTGAAAATTTGAGAAATCTCGTCGCTAACCGCAGAATTGCCTGGTATCCCGGGGCCGGGAGCCTGCCAGTGGGTGGCAAACTGGAAACTCTGCGCGAGGAATTGCTGGGCCTGGTTCTTCGGCCTACCTCCTACGGTTATCGCATCGATCATGAGGCCTCGGGTCACGACGACCGCGCCGTTGCAGTCGGCATGCCGGCCTTGCAAGCCGTAAAACAGGGCCGAACGCCGTGGGTGCCGCCACAGCAGCCAGAAGAAGCTGAAAAGCCCGTAATTTTCGGGGTGCCAATACCCCGGCCGGGCAGGCAGAAATACCGAATTTTCGGCATGGAATGAGAAAGGGCCGGGAAATCCCGGCCCTTTCGTATCAGTTAGCGAGGATGTCATCGGGCGGGAAGAACCGCCCACCGGGGGGCGGGGCCTTGTCCTCGGGCTCCTCGTCCTCGGGCTCCACCGGGAACTCGCAGGCGGCGTCGAACCACCCCCGGAGCAGGCTATTCATCTCGTTCAGCACGACAGCATGGTCCTGCCGGCCCGGAATTGCGGCCAGCCTGTCCCGCAGAATTTCGAGCAGCAGCCCCAGAGCGACACAACACGCCCGGATCGAGTTCGTGGGCAGGCCGTCTGTGACCAGCAAAACGCGACGGCCCGTGGGATTGATGAAAATCCTGTCCCAAAACCACACATGGAAGGGGCACAGCCCCTCCTCATCACAGGAGAAGAACTCGTCCAGTTCTGGAATTTCCTCCACTGGAAACTCCAGAAGCAGATTCGGTGGACGCCGGCGTTGGGGGTTGTGGTTGTGGTTGTGGTCGGTCATCGCTTTTCCTCCAAGGCTCTGAGGCGGGCCAGAGCCCAATCACGTTTCGCCCGCACCAACTTCTGGGTCCACCCCAGTCTGCGGGCTACCTCCAGGGTGGTCAGGCCGTCTCGATACAGCCAAAGCAGCAGGTTACGGTGGGTTTCGGGCAGCGGAGCCACGATTTCCTCGAAATCGTGGCGCTCGGGGGACGGTCGGTCGAAATCCTTGGGCAGCTCGTCTTCCGGCCCTGGAGCAAATTCCGCCTGCATTTTTGCGGAAAGCTCCCGATAGAAAATCCCCCAGCAGCCGGGTAGCTGCCTCCACCCCCGGCGTGTCAGATCCCAGCAGACGCGCTCCGCGAGGGCCAGCAGATTGTCCAGAGGGACACTGGCCAGGCGGAGCTTCCGCCGCAGATTGAGGGCAATGGTCTTGATTTTTTCTTGCTGCGGCCTGAGATCGCCACAGGCCGCACAGGCCCCGTCAGTGAGGCCCTGGCCGCAGCCGGGGCAGGTAGTGGGGCCGTGAGAGTAGTTACCACCCATGACCCCTCCTCTTACACACTCTGAGCCAACGCCTGGCTCAGGAAAGCGTGGTGCGGAATAGGATACCACGTTTCAGTCGGTGCCGGTGTCGGCACCGACTCCAGGGCCTCGCGAGGGACACTCGCGGCCCCGGTGTGAAGGACCAGTCCTTGCACTGTAAGCACCTCCAGTAGTTTCCCTGGAAAATACCTTCAACCCGACCATTGGGCTGAGGTAGGTAGTTTCCAGCAGGTATCGGAAGCATATCGCGGGGCGACAACGGGTGTCAATAGGGGGCTGAAAAAAAAATCTGGAAATTTTTCCAGATTTTTGTCCCGGTTAGCTAAAGACCAGCTGTATCTATATTATAGAGAGAGAGAGAAGAAGAAGGGAGCGAGGGACATCCCTCGCGGTAAATAAGAAAGTAAAGAATAAAGTAAAGAATACTTTATTCATGTCCCGCAGCCCCCCCCCCCCCTTCCCCGTCCAAGCCGTAACTAAATCCCATCGTGGACCTCACTTTCCAGGCCACCACTGCTTTTCCCGCGTCTAGCGAGATTCTTCAGGAGGCGGGCTATCCGCACCCTGAAGCGTCGCCGCAGCCCGGTCGTGTGCCGGGTGATGGAGCGTTCGCGGTCCCGCACTACCTGAGCTTTTCGAGCCTGGTAAACTCGGTATCTCGGACTTATCGCTGGGCGCATGATGAGGCGCTTCGGCACAGCCGGAAAAACGCGCTGGCGATGCGGCGTGACCCGGTGATAATGTCCGCCCTGCGGGCGCGGCAATTGCCGGTGGCCCAGTTGGCTTGGCACTTGGAAGGGACGAAAGACGAAGATTCGCGGCAGACCGAGGCTATTGACGGGCTGACCCGGATAATCGAAGAAATCCCCGACTGGCAAACCCTGCTCCTGAATTTGTTGGAAGCCCAATGGTACGGCCGCTATGCGGCGGTCCTATTTTACGCTTGGGATTGGAGTCTGGGCCGCAAGCGCATGGTGATCCGTGATCACCGGCCGCTAAACGGGGATAAACTGGTCTTCAAGTACAGTGGCCAGGCCGGTGTACTGGTTAACGGGCAATTTCGTGGCTCCTGGGAGCCCACAGAGCGAGGCCGGGCTCATTTTTTTACCCCTGCCGAGCGCGAACAACTCATTATCCACCACTTTGAGCCGGAAGACGCCGACTTTGATGAGGGCGATATGGCCGGCTCAATTTTCGGCACTGGGATTCGCGACCGTATTTATTGGTTCTGGTTTCTGCGAGCCCAGGTTTTCGCGTTCTTAATGAACTATTTGGAGCGCGTTGGGGCCGGTGGCCTCACAATCTACTATTACGAGGCCGGCAATCCGCAGAGCCTGGCGGACGTTAAGAAGGCGGCTGAGGAACAGCATCTTAACAACACAATTCTGTTTCCTCGCTATCGTGATGGCACTCCCGGCGGGCCGGGCGTGCAGCGGGTCGAGACAGGAACAGCCGGAGCCAACCTGCTTCAGGCCCTGGTTACCAGCTATTTTGATGACCAGATGCGTCTGTATATTCTGGGGCAGTCACTGACCTCGGAAGTTGCTGCGACTGGTTTGGGCTCTGGGGTGGCGAGGTTGCACGGCGAAACTCGGGATCTCCTAATCAAATACGACGCGGTTTCCCTGCAAGAAGCGCTAACTAGGGATTTGTTGCGGGTGTTACAAAAGTACAACTATCCCGACGCCCCGCCGCTTCGTTTTCGCTTCGACGTTGACCGCCCGGACGCGCTGGCTATCGCTCAGGCGGCTCAGACCTTCTATCAGTTGGGCGGGGCGCTTTCTGAGTCGCAATTGCGTGACGCTTTGGGCCTCGAAACACCGCAGCCAGGCGAGCCGATTCTGGCCCAAATGGGGTCGCTGTCCCCGGCTCCAGCGATGGCTACTCCCGAAGGGGTGCCGATGGAGGGGCAGCCTGGCCCTGAGCCGCCGGGTACTGATCCCTCGACTGGGATGCCGGTGGACCCACAAGCCCTGCTGGCAGGTCTTCAGATGTCGCGCCGGCGGCGTCGGCCGAAACTTAGGGTTTAGCCTGTGCCACAGCACCCCAAAGACCTTACGCCGAATAGAAAAATATGCTGTTGCCAGCGGAGTTTCGCCAGTGATTTTCCCGGATTTTCAGTTCGCTTTGTGGCGATACGCTCGACCCAGCAAGGCCAAAAAGACCGTAGTGGCCCCGGTCCCAACTCCGGCCGCTCCGGCCGCTGCGGCTTCGGCGGCTCCCGCTGTTCCGGTTCCTGCTCCTGCCCCAGCACCTTCTCCCGCTCCTGCACCGGCCCCGCCGGCTCCACCCAAAAAAGTTAAGATTGGCAAGCCTCACCAGCCTCGGGGGCTGATAGACCAGCCGTTCACTACTCCTTCTCCACAGCCGCAGCCGCAGGAAGAAAATCCGCTGTCTCCCGAGTTGTTTCAGCCGCCGGCCTATGTGGCTCACCGGGGCGACCCCAAACCGCTCGGCTTCTCCGGGATTTTGCGAGACTTGGAAACGGCCGGCAGTGACGCCGAGCGAAATAAAATCATTGAGGAACTGAAAAAAGAGGTGAAATTCAAGCCAGTTGAGGGCGATCTTAACAAAAGCGGGCAAATTACCGTGGTGGGGGTGGCCCATCTGCTGGAAGACCTCGCCCGGGTTCGCGGCAATTTGGATGCTGCTCTCGAAGGAAAATCCCCAGAATATCAGGATCAACTGCGTGCCGTTCACGTTCTGGTCAACATGATGGACGAAGTTGAGTACCAGCAAACCAAGGGCGATGCTGGCGGTACGGCCTGGTATGATCGCGACCTCGGGGAAGCAGAGCGCGGCCTGATTCACTTTATCCGCTCTGATCCAATTTTGCAGGAGATTGCCAGGCCTTTGGGAGCACCCTGGGAGTTTGATCCAAAAAGTGACCCGCTGAACAACCCTCGGATGGTTTTGGTAAAGGCGGTGATTACACCGCATTCCTACAGCCAGCAGCCGGACAAAAATATCTCCACGGCTTTGCGACAACTCAAAGTCACAATCGAGAGACGCGGCGGCAAAGACCCATTCACCAAGTTGTTCCCCCGAAATCCCGACACGCAAGCAGTTTTGGAGGCGGAAAAAGCCGGGAAACTTCAGCGTGGGGAATTCAAGAAGCCTCCGAAGTATTACGGGCCGGGCGGACGCCTTCTGACCCCCAAAGAGTGGATTGCCGGCACTCCCTTGTATACACGCACTGGAGAGCCGCTGTTGCAAGGTTGGACGGTGCGGGCGGATGCTGTGGAACACGCTACTCTTCGCATCAACGCCCTGGTGGCAGAGATGGGCGAGGCGGACGCCGCCCGCTGGTTACTGGAGGATCACCCCTACGAGGAAGTTCGGGCTCGCTATCCAGACCTGGAGGTTCCCGACTATCTGAAGGACAAGCCGATTCCAGGGGCCTTTATTTTTGGTCCAAAGGGCGGTCCCTTCTTTCTTAATCTAAACCGCCGGGATGATCACATTACTAAAGATCTGTGGTTTTCCCGCACGTTTAACCGCATTCTCACCAGTCTGATTGCGGATTTACCCAAGCCGAATCGGGCAACGATGGACGCTCCATTCGACAATTTGGAGCGCGGCTGGATGGACCGGATTGTGGAGGAAGGCGCTCGGCGGCTTGGCGTCAAACCTGCGGAATTTCAGGCCGCGCTGTGGTATTTCGAGCAAACTTTGTACCGGCTCCTGGGAGCCCGAGTTGATAGTCTGAGTTACGCCGATGGAATCCGAAAAGAACTCGAAAGAGCGGGAAAAGATCAACCTTCGTGGCTTACGCCGCCTAGCTCGCCGGATGATTTCCGAAGGGCGAATGCCTACATTCGCGCGCTGGCTCGGCGCGGTGAAAAAGGCTCTGCACCGGGAAATCTCCGATCGCTCCCGGAGTTGACACGCTACACCCAGCGGCCGTCCGGTCTGTATGTGGCTGAAAATGTCCCGGTGGCCTACCCGGCCTGGGCGTTGAAACGTGCCCGCCGGGCCTCCAAGATGTTGCGTCTGATGCGGCGAGCTTGGCTTCGCCGGTTTGCCGCAATGTCTGCCTATCCAGGCAGTCAGGCGGTGGAGGAGCCGCCTGCACCGGCTCAGGAAGCGGCGTCCACACAACCCAGCGGGCTGTTGTTTCACACACAGAATGTCGAGGATTTGTCCTTTGACGATGCTTTGCAACGCAGCCGCTCTGCGGACGCGAAGGCCTGGCGACAGTTGGCTCAACAGACCCTGGAACAACTTGGAGTTAAGAAGGTCAGCACCCACCAGGCAATAGGCGACTGGAGCGACGGGGCTGAACACTCCGCTCTAACCGAAATTGAGGAGCCCATTGATTCCGGCCTCCTCCGTTATGCCGCCGCCTGGCTCGGCCTGATGGGTAACCAAAAGGCGGTACTGCTTTTTCAGCACTCCGAGAAGGGTCCAGACAGCACCTACGACCTGAAGGTGCCGTTGACCGACCTGGCCCAGGTGCGAAAAGCCCTGGATTCGGCCGGAATTGCCTTCCGTACACTGGTTGCCGGCAAAAATCATACTCGCGTGGTGATCTACGACGAGGGCCGGCAGTTGCGAGAAAAAGTGGCTAAATTCGCGGAGGAAGTTCGTGCCCCAGTTCGTGAAACCCAAGGTGTCGGAGCCTTTATCGGTGGTTCTACCCGGAGTGCCGCTCGCCGGGCCTACCGGGAAATCATCCGCAGTGTCGAATCCGCCGCCCCGCCCCAGTAATCCCGGGTCGCTTCCCCAGCCTCGACGGCCCCGGGTGAGATTTAACCTGTCGAACCGGCCGCTGGCCTGGATTTCGGCGGCTCCGTCGATGCCTCGCCGGAGGGCCTAGAAGTGCCCCGTAAAGCCCCGTCTGGTGGCCTGGTGTCCCGGGGCCTCTACTACCCCGGCGGACGCTGGATCCCCGATCCCCTGCGTGCTGGAGGCCCAGAATTGCCCCGGCCGATGGGCTACTGGGGAGCCCGGCGCGATCACTACGGCTATCGCCAGCGGCACCAGCCTGTCACTCCCTACACCCCGGTTAAACTTGGAAAAAGACGTTCACAGCGGGTCTGAGTCATGTCTTTTGTGATTCGCGATGACGTGCCGATCCTTGACGAACACGTTGTCACGGATGAGGACGGCAAAACGCTGGCGGAAATAGACGGCGGTAAACTGGCCCTGATCGCCCACAGGGCCAACCGCCGCATTGCCGAAACCGGCGACGAGGTGCCGATTGTGATTGGCCACACTCGGGATGACGCCCCCGAATCAGAACAGCCGGAAATTGTGGGCTATGCCAGCAATTTCCGGGTCGGCAATCTGTTTCGCACAGGCCGCAAGGCCATCAAAGCCACATTCAAATTTTTCCGCGACAAAATCGGTCTGGTCCGCAAGTATCCCCGCCGCAGTGTTGAGTTGTGGCTCTCGGACTGGACAATTGACCCAATCTCCCTCCTGGGAGCTACCACCCCTGAACGTGATCTTGGGCTCCTCAAAATGTCCAAAAGAAACGGCAAGAATCAGAAGTCAGTTCGCCTCCGTTCCCCCGAGAAGCCCCGAAAATACCAGGCCGCGAGTGCTGTCCCCGATCCCAGTCAGCCTAACGAGTTGGTGGCCCAAATTCTGGCCGCGCTGGAACAGAGCGACGTGTTTCAGTGGATTCGCCAGCGAATGAAGGAAGAATCCGCCAAAGCCCAGGCCGGCCAGGGCGAGCAGGAGCCGGAAATCGCCGAGGAATCCGAGGAATCCGAGGAATCCGGGCTGGAGGTGCAGACCCCGGAAATTGCCGGCCAGGAAATGCCGGGCGCAACCCCTGACGAAATGCCCGAGGAAGTGCCCGAGGAAATGCCCGGTGAGGCCGATATGGGCCTGGATTTCCTGGGCTCCGACGAGGACGAGGAAGACCTGAGTGAAGACTTGTGGGCCGGCGAGGACCAAGACCCCTTCCTGAATGATGACGGCCTGGAAGAGGAGCCAGAATACCGGTCCCAGGACAACTTTTGCCCGCATTGCGGGCAGGCCATGCAGGATTCAGACGACGACCTCGAAGAGGCCGAAATCTCTGACTTGCCCGACGAGGCCGAGGAAGACACGGAGGTTGAAGACTTCGATTTTGAGGATGAGGACGCCGACGAGGAAGACTTTGAGGACGACGACGAGGACGACGAGGACGACGAGGACGACGACGGCGAGGATGCCGACGACGAGGACGAGGACGAGGACGACGAGGACGAGGACGAGCCCATTCGCTACGAGTGTGGCTATCCTGGCGCTTCCAACACTTACACCCCAAAAATGAACAAGACCAAACACCCCAAGAAAGCCCAGAAAAAGCCGGCTCGTCAGCAGTTCCAGCGTGCCGGGGCCTCTCCTTCCGAGCGAATCCGTTTCGCTCGTTTGGAGCAGGAACTCAACAAAATGCGGCAGGTCAATGCGGCCCTGGTCCGCAAGTACGCCCGCTCGGAGCGGGAAAAAGACCTGATCCAGCTTGAGGCCGAGGGCTACGAGTTGGATCGCAACGAGGAACTGGATTTTGTCGAAAACCTCGACGATTCCAGTTACCAGGCCCATCTTAACCGCATTCGCCGGCGGTATTCCCGCAGTCCGGTCCACGGCGGTGTCTTTCAGATGGCCTCTGTTACCAGGGCGCCGGCCCAGGACGGCCGGCGAGACAAGAACCGAATGCGTGAAATCGCCGAATTTGCTGCGGCCAACGGTATCTCCTACCAGCAGGCCGTAGAGCAGTTGGACGGCGAGTCGATCTGAGCCCCCGCCACCCAGTCTCCAAACTCACTTCCAAACTCACAGCTAAACTAACATGCCTGGAAACTTCGTTGCCGGCGGGAATATCGCTCCCGCCACCATCGTCAAGCGGTCCACGTCCGCTGATTTCACGGTCGTGGCCGCCACTGCCGCCACCGATATTCCGGTCGGCGTGGCTCAGGACGCCACTCATGATCCTCCCGGTGTTACTGGCTCTGCGGCCTGGGCCGCAGAGGCGGGCGATCCGCTTCGGGTGTATCAGGAAGGCGAGGAATGCCTCGTCAAGGTCGGCACCGGCGGGGTTACCCGTGGTGATCGCCTGGTCGCTGAAGCTGACAGCGAGGCCGTCACCGCTCCCACCACTGGCACCAACGTGGTCTATGTGGTCGGCCACGCTCTGGAATCTGGCGTTGCCGGCTCTCTGGTGCGCATGATTGTCCAAATTTACGCCTACCGGCCCGCTCTGACGTAATCCAGATCCCCCAAGCGGCCCCTGTGTTTTCAGGGATAAGGACGAAGAGCCACAGCCCGCCGCGTCCCACCCTTTCCAAACTCACTTCCCAACTCACTTCCCAGCCCCACAGCAATGGCAATCTCCTACCCCGGCCCGTACAACGTGTTTGTCCCGAGCTTCGACGCTTCGGGACACCTCGTTGTAGCTTTTTCGCGAAATCCGCGAGATTTCCCGCTCAATCGCTACCTGTCGATTATGCCGGTTTCCAAGTCTAGCGGCTACTATCTCCGAATTACCCCGGAGGTAGCGGCCCGCGTCCTGAATACCGACCTGAAGGAATTCGTCTGGCCAGCGGGCTCGGCGGCACCAACCGGCGAATGGTCGCGCGAGGCCTTCGAGTTCTTCCAGTTTGAAACAAAGCGCTACGCGTATCCCTTCGCTCTGGACCAGAAAACCGAGGAGCAGGCCGACTGGCGCATTCTGGCCTCGCACGCGGCAATTGTGGCCCAGCAGGCCATGACGGCTCGAACTCTCCTGGCGTTGACGGCGCTCACTACCACCTCTAACTACCCGGCCAACCATGTTGATACCGCGACAAACTGGGGTGGCGGCTTCCTCAATGCCGGCACCGCCGATGGCGCGAACCCTGGTTTTGTGCTGAAAAAGGCGCTCAACGCGATGGCCCGCCGCATCCAACTGGATACGCTTGGAGCGGTGAAGCCGTACAAGGATTGTGTGGTCCTGATTGATCCAATTCTGGCCGACGCGCTGGGCCGTAGCAAGGAAGTTCACGCTTACCTGAAGGAGTCTCCCTACGCTCTGGCCCAGGTGCGGGGCGATGTTGAGTCGCAGAACGGCATTTACGGCCTTCCGAATCAACTCTACGGCTTCAGCATCGTGGTAGACGACGCTGTGAGGGTGACCACGCGGAAGGGAGTCACCACCACTACCGATTTCATGCTGGGCGGCAACACGCTGGTGATGCTGGCCCGGCCGGGCGCTCTGACCTGCCCGGAGGGTGCGCGGTCCTTCAGCACTCTCCAAGCGTTCGTCTACGAAGACATGACAGTTGAAAGCCGTACCGACCCGGACAACCGCCGAATTGTGGGCCGTGTCGTCGACGATTTTGACGTGCGGGTCACGGCTCCGGCAACAGGGTGCATCTGCACCAACGCGCTGTCGTGATTTTTCTGGCCCTGGAAAGCCGCGAGGTACGTCCAGGGCTGTCCAAACTCCTCCCCCCGGCCTGGGACATCACTCGCGGTGTCCTGGGCCTCCATTTTCAGGGTTTCTGTGGCCTACGCAACGCCGGCCCAGTTTCTGGCTCGCTACGATGCCAACCGCGTTGGTGATCTGGTCACTGACGACGGGCTGCGGGTGCTTCCGAATGCTTTGCTGACTAACAGCGTGCTTCAGGCCATGCTGGACGACGCCTCAGCCTGGTTGGAAGCTGCTGTGCGAGCCGGCAACAAATACACGGTTGCTGACCTTAGCGGCCTGGCTGCGGCTGGTAATACCCTGGTTGTTCGTTTGGTTTGTGACCTGGCCTACGGAATGCTGCTCCAGAGGCGTGGCCTGCCGCCTGGCGAGGCCCATGACCGTGCCCTGGTGATGCTGGAAAAAATTGCCTCGGGCCAGCAAGTCTTTCCAACGCAGGCCGCTGTGGAGGCGGGCACCGTCGAAACTCCGGTGGTGCTGTCCAAACGCATGCGGCTTCTTAGTTCTGTGGATCGCTATTTTGGTGATGCTACCATCACCCCCGAATCAATCTACCAGCCCAGGCGAGATTGAGAATGGCCCAACTTTACACCACCGGCCCGGCTCTGCTCTACGCCGGGCCAATGATTTTGGCGGCAGATGGTGGCGGCGGTGCTGCGCTCGGCAGCAGTCGCCTGGTAAACATGTCCGCCCGGCTGGGAGCAAATCAGGCCCGCTTCCTGGGCACCTGTGAGGCACCGCCTAAAATCAAACTGCACCCGCATTACAAGCCGGTGTTCAACGACCTGCGGGGCGATCAAGTGGCCTGGGATAAGCTGTACCTGGCCGAAGACGCCTGGTTTTCTGGGGTGGTGAACCGTTTCAATTGGCCGGTTTGGAATCTGCTTAACAGCCCGCCAAACGTCTCCGGGGCTCTGGCGGCAGGAAACCCGGTCGGCGGCGATGTGATGGGCAGTGACATAGCCGGCAGTGTTGGGTCTTTGGTTGTGACTGAAGGGATGGCGATGACCTTCTATGTGGTCTTCCCTTACTTTCAAAAGCCGGCCTACGGACCCAATCGCGGCATGCCGCCGGGATATCGCTTCCTGGCCTGCACTCTGGAGCCACAGGAACTCGACATTGGTTTGCGAGATTCGGCTGTTCATCTGGTGGTTCACGCGATACCCGTGTTTTCTCCAGGCATTGGCGGTTCTCTCCTGTACGACTTTGCGGTCGGTGGTTTGCCGCCTCCAGATTGAGGAACTGTGTGTACACTCCTGAAGAAAGACAGATTTTCAGGTTTTTCGACGGCTCCCATGAGGTTGCCGCAGATCCGCTGCAACTCTGGTGCGATTTTGTTCTGGCCTGTCAGGGCGAGCATCAGGTAATCCTCGAAAAAACCCAGTCCAAGAGTGATATAGAGCGAGCCGAGGCCCTGCCGCGAGCCGCTTTTGCCGCCAGGGCGGCATTTCGTCTTGATCCCTATGACCGGGATACTGGCACCGGGCTCACGGATACACAGGTATTGGGCCTGTTGTTTAAGTTTCTGGAGTGGTGCCAGGAAAAAAAATGGCTGCCCGGATAGACTCGGACATGGCCGCAGTCTATCCGGGCATTCTCGGGCCAAAAGTGCCTTACGACCTCTACTTTGGGCTGTGGCTCAATCTGCGGCGGCAGTTGGGCCGACTGGCCTGGGCCGTGAAGGACGGCTTGGCCATGTCCAGGGGGGCAATCACAGTGGAAGACGCTGACGCTGTGTGTCTGTCGCGGCAGGAAGCGGTAAAACTGGCTCTCTCTGAGGCTCTGGCATTTCGCGAGGCGGCGCTTCTGCCGGCGGATACGTCGTGAATTTCCCGTCTCCTCAAACTCCTAGCTTTCCGACTATCCCCTCACCCCCGGTTTCTGGCCCGCCTTCGGGGGCGGTGGGCATTAGCCACCGGCCCGCAATAAAGCCTGTTTTAGCCACAGGTGGGGCGGGGTCGGGCAGCAGGCCGGCTGGCTTTCCGATCCCCTCGCAGACGCCGTCTGAGACGCAAAGAAGGGCATATTTGCCTCCGTTCCCGGTGCCGTCTGCCAGGCTGCCCAGCGGCCTACCCGGCTTCCCACAGGCACCGTCTCTCCCGAGCAGAGTGCCCGGCTTCCCACAGGCACCGTCTCTCCCGAGCAGAGTGCCCGGCTTCCCGCTACCAGAGCCGTCTCGGCTACGGCTGCCGCCGGTGTTGCCGGTTGGAGCCGAGCCGCCAGTTCTTTCCCCCCTTCCCCGACCTGGGCTTTCTGGCCCGCCGAATGTACGGCGCGACCCGCTGGAGGGCTGGATTCAGCGACTGGAGCGCGCTCTGGATAACCTGGCCCAACGCCTCACCCCCACAACCCCCCAGAGCGGCCCGTTGTCCCAGCCGAAATCACTGGCTACTTTCCAGTTTCCTCCTTTGCCACCCGGATTCGGGTTTGTTGGCCCGGCACCGGCCGTAGAACACCGCAACTACCTGTAGGTAACCGCCCATGCGACTGCGATACGGCACCGTGGATCTGGACGTCTGGAAGCTAAAGGAATACCGCCGCGAGGTGGTCGAAAAAGACGGCCAGTATCTGCACACAAAAGTCACCCTGTCGGTTCTGGCCTGGTATAATCCCGGTCTAAATCGGGTGGCCAACGTGGCTATCGGCCGTGAAATCAGCCCGGTGGCCGTGGGTCCGCTGGTCGCACCGCCGGTCGTAGCTCCGGCGCTCTTTACGGATAGATCTCTGGAGCAATACCTTAACACGCCGCGCCGGCCGCTCGACTTCTACACGGGTGCGGTGCCAGTCCCCGGCATTGCGGCTACTCCAGTACCCGCTGCACCCACAGCCATTATCTTTCGCTCGCCGATTTTCGCACCAAACGGCATACGCTACGCCGTGGACGCGCTTAATGGGCCTATGCCGGTTCACTGCAATGTCATGGAGTTGGTCGGCGAAAAGACCATGCTGGTAGATTTTACGGTGGTATCACACATATGTGACACTGATCGCCACGTTCCGGCCGGACTGTTTCGCGTCACCAGGCAAGACTCCACTCCTTCGCCCCTGACCTCACTCACCTTCTGGATGGAAGAAGACTTGGATGATTGCTTCTACTCCACCCTCACGGTTTCCGGTTCCGCCACTTTTCGCCAGGATTTAATGGCCGCTCGGGGCCTGGTTCCCGACGATTTTCGGGACTACATTGGTCGGCAATTTCCTGTTCCTCCCTTTATGAAGCGGGAAAAGGTCGAAATTAAGGCCATGCCGGGAAACACGGAAATTACCTTCCGAATCATCGACAAGACAATCGGCATGGCACTAACCGACGAGTACAGAATTGCCAAAGCGGCGGTGCTGTTCACCGAAACAGACGGACGCGACGATCCTGCTGGAAATATAATTGCGGCCCTGAAAGATCTGGTCAAAGGGGGCGGAATTTTCAACGCCAAGAACATACTTAACGCGGCGTTTAGAGTGGGTAAGGCCCTTTTGCCCAAAATTGGTTGGAAATTGGATATTCAGCTTTGGGGCAAGCCTGACGCCTCGCGCGACAAACTCCACGACGCGGCAAACCTGATACAAGACACCCTTATGCCGCCCTTCCTGTTCCATTTTGTGGAGTACACCTCGGAAGCCACCTACGACTACACCGGAACCTATGTCCGGCTCACCACCACCATGAATGCCAACGCCACCAATCGCATTCTGAAGCTGGCTGGCGTAAACATGCCAGCCCTGGTGGAACCTGGCAATATCGGTGGTATCCTTTATGCCCGCAGCCAGGCGTCCTCCTGGCCCAAGCCTTCGCGGCAAAACGCCACTCGCGAGGATCGCTCGCAAATTCTCCTTGGTTCCGTGCCTTTTGCCCCGGGCACCGCCCCCGGCTCAGTTCCTGCGATCATTCGCCCGTCCTTTACCCCTAACCCCTAAAATGCCGCTCGACGTTTTTCATGAAAACATTCGGCCGGAGGAGTTGCTGTACTCGTACCAAACTTACGAGGTGCAGACTCTGTATGCCCACAAGAGCGGCAAAATCTATCTTCCCGCCGGCAAAGCCGGAGCCCTGCCCGAAGTGTGTGATCTCTCGGCTCCAGTCACACTGAAAATAGTGCGTTTCTACATCGAGCGAAGGGGCAAACAGCCGGTGCCGCCGCCTGTCGAACCAGACACGGAAGATCAGGTACTGCTGCACTACAACCCGCTGATTCAGACGCCCACGCCGATTGGCCGCGAAATGCGTTTCGCCCTGTACACACTGGCCGGCGAGTACGTCTATTTGGTCCGGCAAGCTATTTCCCCCGGGCAGCCGATCAACGGCACCAAATTGCCAATTTTCGGCGCAAACGGCCCTTACACTGTGCAGTCCCATCGGGCCGTGAGCCCGCAAAAAGCGACCTGATTCCTCGGAACACCCAAAATGGCCATTGATTTTCGCAGCGGCACCGGGCTCTTTGACCGACTGGGGCAGATTTTCTCGGCCCAGCGGTCTTATGTAGACTACCTCGGGACCACGCTGTCCACCAAAACCAACGGTATTCGCGACAAGTACCTGGCTTCCCGCACCGACTTAATTGACGGCCTGTATCAGCAGTACAATTCTGCCAAGGTGTCGGGCGGCAGCTTTCTGAGTTTTCTGCGGCAACTTGCCAGTAATACTGTTATTGGCATGGCCGATGACGATGCCAAGCTGGTGAGTTTGGACCTGAGCACGGCGCTCGCCGAAGTGATCCGACAGATGGAAGCCGCCTCGGAAACAATCCTGCGGCCCACGGTCAGCGCCTCGGCGACTGCCGGCTCGGCTAACCTCGGCAATGGCCAACTGGTCCTTTCCACGCTGGACGCTCGCGGTCGCACGCTGGACTATGTTCTGGCAGAAACCATTGATTTCACCGTCACCAACGACAGCGGCAGTGGAGCCACGGCCGGGCAGGAACAGTTCCAGTATGCTGGTGATGCGGCCCAATCCGACGTGTTTCACCCCAACTGGCCGGACGGCTCGGGTTGTGCCGGCTCAATTTCGGCGGTCAATGCGGCCATCTCGGCCGGCAGCAACCTGTTGACCAATTCCTCTTTCGAGAATTTCTCGGTAGCCAATACGCCGGATAACTGGACTATTGTTCTGGGTACTCCCGGCACCCAGATTCAAGCAGCCGGAGCCGGCAACGGCTATGCCGGAGCCACTTCTCCGAACGGCCTGGTTATCCAGGGCGATGGCTCCCAACTAACCGAACTGACTCAGCAGTTTGGGCAGTCCGTCGGCACCACAGCAACACTGCAACCCAACACCCAGTATGCCGTCTCCTGCTGGATGAAGCGATCCTCGGGCCTGGCCGCTGGAGTGCTGGAAATTCGGCTGATCGACGGCTCTGGCACCGTGATAAACGACGATTCTGGCACCGCCAACACTCTGAGCCAAACGCTGAGCGCCCTGACCACCAGCTATGTCGCCAAAAGTGCCAGTTTCCGCACGCCCCGGTCGCTGCCAAGCACTGTCAAAATCCAGATCAAGTTGACCACAGCGGCAACAGCCAACGAGAAGGTTTTCCTCGACCACTTGGCTCTGGCCGAAATGACTGAACTTTACAGCGGTGGGCCTTTTGCGGCCCTGTTTTCCGGCTCTGTCAACTGGGTTCGCCGCGACACCTTTGCCGCCACCATCAGTAACAACTACGGCGGCAAGTTTGCCCGCGATCTCGACCGCAATTTCGACCTCAAGGGCCTGCGGCTGCGAATCCCCTCGGTTACCTCTGGTAACACCATCTCTGAGAGCCTGTTGCCGTAATGCCCACACAGATTAGCTCCAATTTTGCCCCAATTCTCCTGCAAGTCCGGGAAAGACTAAGCGACGTCACCGGGCTTGCCAGGGAGAGAATCTTGCTGCGGCACCGCAGTCGGCTCACCACTCGCGATGCCCCGGCTCAGGCTTCCAGCAATTACCTGATCGTGCAGCCGCAGCCGCCGGTTCCCCGGCCCGAAGTCTGGGACGCCGCCGGCCGTTACTGTCAGATTCTGAGCCGAGCTTTGCGAGTCTTTGTTCGCACCCGAATCGCCCTGGATTCAGTGGATCGTGACGATTTCTGGCTGTTGAACGAGAGTTTCGGCCATCTCCAAATAGAGGAAAAAGTATTAGAGGCCCTGTCGGGCTTCTCGCCGGGCGATGGCGAGAACAACGTGCTGGTGGCCCACCCCATCAAGTTTGCCGCCATTGGCGAGCCATCCAAGGACGAGGAGCCGCCCGCCGACTGGGGCCAGTCAATCCTTGTTTTTGACTGCCAGTATGTCAATAGCCGGGTAGTGGACTACCTGTAAAACAGGGCCAAACCATGATTTCTTTTGCCGGGGTCCAGCTAAGTCAGCCTACAGAGGAGTTGCGGGACTGGGCTCGCGGTGTTCACGCCCCGTCGCTCTGTCCCGAACTAACCATTGACAACTGGCTGCCCGACTTACGGAGTCCGGGAGTAATCCTCAACCGCCTCGCCTGGCCTGTCGGAGCCGGGCGTTTCGGTTGGGGATTTTTTGTAACGAGCGAAAAGCAGTTAGAGGCCATTCGGCTGAAAGTTTACGGCAATCCCGCAGACTACGCCACCCAGCCGCTGGTTTTTTCGAGCGGAAACCGCTCTCTGTCCTTCCAAATGCGAGCTCTGGTGCCTATTCCTCTGAGCCAGTTCGCCGGTTCCAACCCTGTTTCTCTGCTCCCCCTGGTTGATGACCGATTTTTCTGGGGGCAACGCTGGTTCACACCTAACTATGCGGCCGGCGACACCTGGGAAAAAGGCATCGCCGCAGTAAACAACGCTTTTGGCCTGAAAATCCGCCCGCGCGGCACGCTCTCCCTGTCGGCCTGGAAGATTTCTGCCGCCAGGCCCGAAAAAACCAGTCTCCGTGAGGCGCTGGTGGCCTGTGAGGCCCAAACGCTCTCTGTTCTCCTCCCCCAGCCAGACGGTAGCCTGGAACTGGCTGCCCGAGCCGATGCTGCGGCTGTTCAGCCCCAGTCCTGGGTGCGAAACTACTCGGTAATCTCCGGGGGAATCGCGTGATTACCCGCGATCTTAACGCCGCTGTCCCCGCCTCCCTGGTGATCCGCTTCCCCGTCCTCTCCAGCCAGGGCGATCCTACCGGAGCGTGGTACGACGTCACCGTTACCCTGTTTTCGCTGGGACTGGCCGGGCAGTATCGCGGAAATAGCCAGACCCAGGGCCTGATCCGCGCCACGGCCTGGTACGACGGCTCCAACGCCGCAGAACTTAACAGCCAGGCCGAGAAAATCGCCAGGGCCTGGTATGCCCAGGCCCTGCAACGCTACGATCTGGTCTTCGGCTGTCTGATGGCCGAAGACCTCACGCCGGCCGACGATTTTGTGGAAATCATCCACGACGAGCGCGGCCTGTTAACCAGGCGGCGATCCACAGAGCCCGTTTTTGCCACCTATGCGGCCGTTCTGCACGGGTCTAAAGGCCAGGACGGCGTTCCAGTCGGCCTCAGCACAGACCCCACCCAAAACGCGTTTAATGCCGCGAGTGATGTCCCCGGTTCGTGCTGCCTGAACACCAGCTATGGATTTCACCTCGCCGACGTGCCGGGCACGCTGGACACGGTGCAGTTCACCTATCGAGACTCTACACTGAAACTGGTGGAGACGGAGACTATCCTGCGGGATGGCTCCAATTTCACGGTCCCCACCGGGCAGATAACTACCTGGCAGGGCGGCGGCACCCTGGTTTTTGATACCACCACCCTGCGCTTTGATACGCCGGCCATTTTCAACGCCTATTTTCGCTGGCCAATCGCGGAAATGACGGCCGGCGTCGATCAACCCGGCCTGGCAATCACCGAGGCAGCCGCTGTCCTCCAGTTCAACGCCACTGCCGACCTTAATTTGTTTGGAATAGCGGCCGGAGCCGCCGGCCGCATGTTGTGGTTTCAGAATGTTGGCTATGGCACAGTCACAATCAAGCACGAATCCGCCTCGGCGGAATCGCTGACCTACCGGATTCAGACCCCCGGCGGTCTGGATTTTCAGGTCCGGCCCGGTGAGGGCACCGCATTGTGGTGGGACGGCGCGGCCCAGCGCTGGCGGGTGCCAGGAGCCGCCAATGCGGTGGACGGCTCTGGGACCACGCCCCGGTATGCCTACTGGGCCACCCCGGAAGCCCTGGCGGCAGCGGCGATCGAGGAACAGTCCTCGCGGCTGCTGGCTCTGAAAAAACTGTCGTTTCACACCACCACTACCGCCGAAGAACTGGCGTTTATTTGGCGTGATGATACTTACCGCCTGGTGATTGGCTTAGGAAACACCAATTGCTTTGTTTTCGACAATAACGCCAAATTTTTAGACATCCTCGACCAAGTCAACGGCCATTACCGCTGCCGGGGCAATGCCGGCCAAACCACAACGGTTTTCGGCATGACTTTCACCGGAGGCATCCTCACCGGGGCCGGCTCAGGATCGCTGTCCTCCAGCGATATTTCGGATTTTGCCGAGGCAGCCCAGGATTCGGTCGGTAACAGCCTCACAGACTCGGCCACAATCGACTTTACCTACGACGACGCCGGCAACTCTATCACGGCAGTAGTCAAGGACAATAGCATCACGCCCGCCAAGCTGGACGACGGCTCGGCTTACTCTGTCCTGGGCCGGGCCGGCAGCACCAGCGGCGACAGGGCCGATATTACCGCCACTTTTCCGGGCCAGGTACTGCGGCGGGACGGCGGCGGCCTGGCATTTGGGGCCGTTAACCTCAGCAGCGGCACCGCTGTTTCCGGCACGCTGGGAATCAGCAATGGCGGCACCGGAGCCACCAGCTTTAACAGTCGTGGCGTGGTTTTTTCCGGCTCCAGTGGGCTCAGTTCCACTTCGGCCGGCACCGACAATCAGGTGCTAAGATCGCAGGGCGGCGGCAGTAATGATCCAGTCTTTGAATGGCTAAGAGGCGAAATTCTCGGCAGCAACTTTGTGGCCACCGAGGAAACTACTACCAGCGGCACGCCCACAGACTTGACCACGACACAAAGTATTACTTTCACACTGGAGAGCGCTCAGGATGTCCTGATTTTCGCCGCTTGCACCAGTTACAATACCACAGCCAGTGGGGTTAATACCCTAACTTTCGACATTGACGGCACAGATTACACGGCTGTCAGCGGCACAATGGACGCTGCTAGCTCACAATATCCGCTATGTGCCGTGCAAAAGCGGTCTTTAACTTCCGGCTCACACACAATCAAGCTGCAATTCCACCGCAACTCCGGCACCGCCGGTTTCAAGGACCGGGGAATTTTTGTGGCCAGGGGCTGAAAATGGCTGAGTTTCGCTTTGCCTACACCTTGCCGGCCCGGGATGAAGAGCAACTGCATCAGGAGTTGTTTTCGCTATTTCCGGGGAAATTCCAGGGCGTCTGCGGTAGCGGCCCAGTGGTACAGGCGGTTTTCTCCGGCGATCTTACCTCTTCGGAAAAGACTTCCCTGGATTCAGCCGTTCTGGGCCATGTGCCCAACACCCAGCTTCAGGGCCAGAGACTGCAAACCGCCGCCAAGGCCCTGTTTGACAGGCCCGATCTGGTGGCCCGGCTTGTACGGGCTCTGGCTCTGGTAGTTCTGGACGAAATTAACCGCCTGAGAGGCAGTCCAACCACCACTTTTCCCCCGATTTCGCCGACTGCTATGCGGTCGGCCATTCTGGCCAAACTCGACCTGGACAATACGGTGTAAACATGAGAAAACCCCTGATTTTGCTGGCTCAACTGGCCCTTATCGCGCTTTGTTTTGCGGGGGCGGCCTGTCTCGGCTGGACTATCGGCACTTTCTACCAAAATCACGGCCCCAGTGCCTGTAACTGCTGTCTCAACTGCGATTGCGGCCAGGACTGCCAGTGCGGTTCGCGGGACTGCTGCCGCTGCTCGGAAAATTGCCGCTGCTCGGAAAACTGCCGCTGTACTGGCTGTACTGGCTGTACTGGCTGTAACAGCCACAAACCGCGAGGACAGTGCCCGCCTAACAGCCCGTGTCCCCAGCCCACCAAGTCGGAGGCTCAGGTTGATCTGCTGGAAATGCCCCAGGAAAACCGCAAGGAGAACATCAGCAGCCGGGGCCTCGGCTGCTGCACCTTTCGCAGTGCGGAATACGCTGCCCACTGGCAGAATGTGCCCTCTCTCTGGGGTTTGCCCGAGTGGATGAAGGCCCGAGGTATCGCCGGCGGCGGATACCCGCAAAAACAGGCCCAAATTATCGAGCAAATCGCCCTGGAACGCCGGCAGCCGGTCCCAGATTTTGTACAGTACGAGGGGCCTTTTCCCGAGGTGTTGATCGAGGCCGCGCTGGCGTCCGGGCGGGTTCCCTGCATCACCTGGAACGCAACACATATGCTGTGTTGCGTTTATTTGGACCGCGAAAAAGCGGCCATCCTCGATAACAACGAGCCTGGCCGCTACCGCTGGTACGACCGCTGGGATTTTCTCAAGCGCGTTAATGCCGGCGGGGCCTGGGTTTTTGTCCTGACCGCCCCCGCGCCGGCTCCCAAGGCCAGAATTTCCGTGGAAAATCAGGCCCAGGATACCTACGAGTGGTTACACCATGACGGACCCAAATACAGTCTCTGGCTCAACCAAAAACAGATAGGTTTCTGGGACGGCCAGACCTACTACCCCTATTTGGGCAACGGTCGCTGGGGCGACCCGTGCGATCCTCCGGTGACGCCTCCAAATGCCTCGACAAAACGGCTGGAGGGCGTGATCTCCTGGCAAAAGCCCCGAGGAGAGCGCTGGACCCGTGGGGTCAGACTGACTGAAATCGACCAGACTACCGCCCTGAGTCTGCTGGCGGACAGCGAAAAACCCCATCTAACTCTGGTGGCCCAGCCAGAATCGAGTCTGCGGGCAGTACAGGATCTGGCGGGCAAAACTCACCGGATTCAGGCCTATACGGGCTCCGAGTGGGCCGTACAGCCAGCACGCGGCCATCAGGCCGGCCTGGTAATACAGGGCCGCGACGGCAGAGTGCAATTTCGCCAGACAGCCCTGGATCTGGAGGCCCTGAAACAGTTCCTCACCCAGCCCTCGCCGTCTCCTTCCCCCTCACCCTCCCCCTCTCCAGCCCCGGTGAACCCTGTGACACCAGCCCCGGCCCCGGTTTCCCCGACTCCCAAAGCCCCTGACGAAAGGCCTCTGCCTGTGGACCCTGTAACCCTTCTTTTGGTGGGTGGTGCATTGCTTGGATCGCAACTTCTTTCGCGGATTCTTGGCCGAATTAGGCCGCAGCAACCTGTTACTCCACAGCCTGTGCCGGCTCCCGTGCCACCGGCCGCGAGTACTGTCCCCTTGCCGCAAAACCCTTTGATCGCCGCCGTGCTGTCGCTTATCCTGGCGGAAGTCGCCCGGCGAGGCCCTGACATCCTCCAGGCGCTGGCCCGCGCCCTTCTGGAAAAGCGGGATTCTTCGGCTCAGTAATTACTGGTCTTTACCTTCCTCTAAAAAGGAGCTACAATGCGGATTTTGTGGCGCGGTAAAGCACCCAGGAAACCGAGGAAGTCGAGGAAAAAACCCGTGAAAATCGTGACACTACCCCAGGAAGGCCCGGAGTGGCACCGCTGGCGATCCGGAGGCCTCGGCGGCTCCGATGCCCCGATTATCGCCGGGGACGTCGGCTGGACCACGCCCGAGGAACTGCTCCGGGCCAAGCTGGCCGGCGAAACCGCCGAGGAAACCGAGGCCATGCGGCGGGGCAAACGGCTGGAGCCGCTGGCCCGACAGCTTTACGAACTGCTTGCGGGCCGAAAAATGACCCCCTGCTGTGTGGTCCACGACGATTACCCCTGGCTCCGGGCCTCTTTGGACGGCCTGAGCGACGACTGGCAGTTGGTTCTGGAAATCAAGTGCCCGCGCTCTGATGGACCGCACCGCACGGCTCTGGCCGGGGCTGTTCCGGCCTATTATCGGGCTCAACTCCAGCACCAGTTGCTTGTCACGGGAGCCCCACTACTCCACTACTGGAGCTACACGGATTCTGTGACTTTCGCCCCCGACGACCGGGTGGCCCTGGTAGAGGTGCTGCCCGATCGGGAATACCAGGAGTGGCTGTTCAAAAAAGAGCAGGAGTTTATGCAGAGCTTGATAGCTGATCTGCCCCCGGACTAGCCTCGGGGGGACATCACTCGCGGTGAAAGCAGGGGACCGGCCCGGCCGGTCCCTTTTTTTTTTCCTTCACCGACGAACCGCGAGTGCTGTCCCTCGGAGGCCCCGCAAGCACCTTGTATGCCTTTTATTTTGTATTATTTGCCCCTTCCGTGAGCGATCTCACTCCTCCTCGACCTGGGGGTCGAGTAAGGCCCTGGCCGCTGCTCCTCGCGGTTTACGGCGGGTTGTTTCGCGAGCCTGCTCCTCCGCGAACTGGGCCAGTTCCTGAGTAGCTTCGAGGAAGGCTTCGGCGACACAGTGGGCCAGCCATTCGGTGGCGGACGGGTAATTACGGATTGCCGCCACCACGCGGGCCTGTTTCCAGGTTCCTCGCCGGATTTTCACGGGCACCAGGGTGCTGTCGTCGCCCTGCTCCACGGGCACGCGATCCTCGGTCATAACCTCTCCTGCTGGGCGAAATGCGGGCCTAGCTGGGTATTATTTCAGTACTCGACAGTGCCGTCTACCCCTCTTGCGAATTTTTTCAATTTTTTTGCCGCGGCAGGATAAAACCGCCTGTATCTATATTATAGAGGGATTAAATGAGAGGGTTAGTTAATACTCTCTTATTCAATCTGGGGACATCACTCGCGGTAATAAGTGGAGGGTCTAAAATGTCGGCGTTTGAGGCGGTGCAGCCGGTGGCGGTGCAGCTTGGCGACAAGGTGCGATTCCGGCAGGGCCGGGGGTATGCGATTGGGCAAGTGGTCTCGATAGACGGCCAAATTGCGGTGCTGGAATACAGGGGGAAGCCCGTGCGGCGGCAGGTGGCCTTGCTCGATCGAGTGGCGGAAAAGGAGGGCTCGGAGGGTGAGTGAACCTCAGTCGGCTCTGGTTCCGGCCCGACCTGCTCCGCTGCCACTGGAGCGGGAGGTAGGCGTGGTTTTTCGCTCGGGCCTGTTCAAGGCCGAAAAGTTGGAACAGGCCCTGGTTAAGGCCTGGTTCGGCAAGGCCCTGGGCTTTAACGCCGCAGAATCACAGGTGGCGTTCCATTGTGTGCCGGGGAAGCCGCCGTCGCTCTCAGCCCAGGCATTGGCTGCCCGGGTGAAAGCCAGTGGAAGGTATAACTACCGGATTCGCCGGGCAGACGACGAGGCCTGCACCATCGAGTTTTTTGAGCGTTTGCCTGATGGTTCCTGGGAATCGCAGGGGATGGCGAGTTTCACCATCACCGAGGCGAAAAGGGCCAAACTCACAAGCAAGGATGTTTGGAGTAGTTATCCCTCGGATATGCTGTTCAACCGGGCCATGACGAGGGGAGTGCGGCGCTTTTGTCCCGATCTGACGTTTGGTTTGCCGGCCTACTCCCATGAAGAGATCGGCAATTTAGAACAGGCCCGGAGCGAAATGCAGCAATCAAAGTCGGAGGTGAAGGACGCGGAGTTTACCGAGGCGCGGTACGGCGGGCCGTTTACGGCCGAAGAGTTGTCGGAAAACCCGGAAGACACTACCAAGCAGGCCGATACTGAGTTTGTGGATCGGATTAGGAACTACGCTGCTTCCAAGGGGATTTCGCTTACCCGTTTGGTCGCTTTGGCTGGCGGTGACTTGTACAACTTGAGTCGGGCGGAAGCCAAGACTCTAATTCAAAAACTAGGAGGAATCGAGTGAAAACTGGGGTGAAGGCCGAAGGTTCTTACTTCGGGCGGATCACGGGCTGGGGCTTGGAGTATTCCAGCCAGAACAATCTGTATCTGGCTATGGACATGATTTTTGAGAAATTCCAGGCCCCGGAGGACGCCGAGCCGGTTCCGCTGACAGAGCCGGTCGCCGACAAAGTGAAAATTTGGCTCAACAGCGAGGAAAATCTCAAGCGAGCCAGGACCACGCTGGCCCGGCTGGGTCTGCGGGCGAACGATCTGGAAGACCTGATCGAGCAGATTGACCCGACCAGTAACAGGCCGTTCGATTTCCAGGCCTTGGAGGACGTGCAGGTCAACGCTCGGGCGTCCAAGGATGACCGCCAGGATGGCAAGTCTTTCACAGGCTTCAACCTTTGGCTCCAGGGGGTTTGCCGCCGTCTCTACGGCGACAAGCGCGACGAGGCCATCAACGATCTCAAGGCCAGGATTCGCGAGATCGAGGCCAAAGAGAAGGCCAAGAAAGCCGAGGAAGCCAGGGCCGAACGGATCGCTCGGGGTGAAGAGTCGCTGGAAGAAGTGTGTTACGAGGCTTAATTTGGAGGGGGAGAACTGTGTCAGAGTTGCTGCCTCGACCGCTGGCCCGAGTGCTGTCGCGTTTGGAGCGATACATTCAGCTGCCGTGCGGCGACTACATGGGTCGTTGTCCGGCCCATGATGATGCGGTTCTCTCCCTTTCTATCCGCTGGGCCAACGGGCGTGTTCTGCTGAAGTGTCACGCCGGTTGTCCTACGCATGCTGTGGTCAAGGTTCTGGGACTGACATGGTTCGACCTGTGGGATTCGGACCACAAGCATCAGTCTCCGGTAGCCTCCGTCCCTTCACCCGCAAGGGTGTTGGAGGAGCGGGACATTCTGCTGCGGGATCGGGTGTACCGCATGCTTCTTGACAGTTTGGGCCTGTCGAGAAAACACTACACTGATTTACAGAATCGCGGCCTGGATCCTGTTTGGATTGACAGAGCCGGGTATCGCACGCTTCGTTTTCTGGGTTGTGTGAAGGCGGCTCGTTTGGCTCTCTCTACCTTTGGTGAGCGGGCCTATGACGTGCCAGGGTTGGTCTACAGCATGGGTCGGCCGGCGTTTACGGCCTCGGACGGGCTCTTGATCCCAGTGCGAAATCCTGCTGGCCAGATTGTTGGGGTTCTGGTGCGGGCCGATGCCGGCATTCACAAATATCGCTGGCTCTCTACCGCCAGGGCGTCGGTGGGGATGCCCGTGCATGTGCCTCTGGGAACCGTCGAGGCTCTGGCTCAGGAGGGGAAATTGCGGCTCACTGAAGGGCCGCTAAAGGCCGACGTGGCCTTTCGTCTCTCCGGCATTCCTACCCTGGGTGTGGGCGGTATAGCTGCCTGGAAGCGGTCCTTGCCGCTTTTGGAGCTGCTAAAGCCCGAATGTGTGTTGTTGGCTGTGGACGCAGATTGGCAGACCAAGGAAAATGTGGCCCAGTCTCTGCGGGACTGGGCGGACACGCTGCATTCCTTGGGGTATCCAATCTCTTTAGAACACTGGCCGCTGGCCCTGGGAAAGGGCATTGACGACGCCCTTCTCGCTGGGGTGGAGCCTAAACTGTTGCCCTACGAGGACTGAAAATGCCGGGTAAATCGGCCCGCGATAAGGGCTCGCGTCGAGAGCGGGAAATACGAAAAAGACTGGAAAAAGCCGGCATCCCGGCGGTTAAAGTGCCGCTCTCTGGTGGGGCCGGCGGTGAGTTTGGAGGTGATCTGTGGGCTGATATCGCCGGGCGTCGTCGGCGAGTCGAGGTGAAGGCCCGAGCCGGGGCCGAAGGGTGGAGGACGCTGAAGACCTGGCTGACTGGCTCTGATTTGCTGGTGTTGGTCGAAGACCGCGCCGAGCCGTTGGTAGTGATGCCCTTCGCCCTGCTGGAGGAACTTGTTAGTGGCCGAAGATTCTCTGCTGCCGAGCATCCCGTGGCACACTCGCCGGGGCCGAGCCGGTGAGTATGAATTGCCCTGGAGTGGTGAGCCGCTGGAGTGCCCCGAAGGCTACCTGGCCTTCGACACCGAAACCAATGTGGTGGACCTGGCTAGAGAGGTGCCTACCCTGGTGCTGGCCACCGCTCACGATGGCAAGCGCTCGGTGGTGATTCGCCCGGAACAGATTGGCGATTTTGTGGCCCGGCACGCCGGTGTGGACTGGGCCATTCACAACCTGGCGTTTGATTGGCATGTTGTGGACGCGGCTCTGGCTCAGGCCGGCGATGAGTTGGCCCAGAAAGCCTGGCTCGGCCTGCTCGCCAGTAATCGCCTGTTCGACAGCATGCTGGCCGACATGCTGGTCCGCCTGGCTGCCGATGGGCGATCACAGTTGTACCCACGGAATTTGGCCCAACTCTCCAAAGAGTTT